ATTATAGATGACATAGGACAAATACTTGGCGTGTTCATGCAAAAGAAAGGATCTGGCGTTGGTTTAGAAGCAAGAGTCAGAGCACAGTTCACATGTAATGAACCAGAGGGTAGTGGTGCTAAGTTTAAACCAAATATTGTAGATGGTAAAGTGGAATCTATAGATGTCATTAATCCTGGCATAGGATATGGATTTGATCCTGCTGATACATTCTGCCCTAAAGAACAATATGCAGTCACAGTGCCAAAAGCAGGACTGCAGCAGTTTGTTAATGATGGAGAGTATCTAGAACAAGTTATAGAAGGTAATCCTGATGTATTGCAAGTAGTTGATACAGATTATTCTGAAGACGATATGTTAATAGCAACCATAGATCCATCATTTAATCCAAATTTCGTTGCAGGGTTGCAGTTAAAGACTAAATCTGGTCATGAGTTTACATTAAACTTTAATACTAAGTTCCCAACTTTAGTCATACCTCCAAATGCAAAAGCATTATATGCAGGATGTGGTGATGTTATACCTAAATTAGATGATGTAAAGATTACAAATGTAGGAACTGATTACATAGATCCAAAAATTTGTATTGGTGTAGGTGACAAAGAACAATGTATTGGAACAGCAACCACTGATAAAGATGGAAAAATAGTTAGTGTGAATATAGATAAAGCAGTGTTGGGTTTTGTAAAACCAGAAATCGTTGACAGTCGAGGAACAGGTGCAAGATTAAGCACATCTTACATCTATACAAGTCCTAGAGAAATCAAAGAGACTAACGTGTTACCATTAACACAATACATTGACTGTGTGGGTCATCCTATGATAACATTTAAGGAAGACGAGGAAGATACAACATTGCAGGATAGTCTATTTAATCTAGTAGATGGTCAAGATACCACTACAACAACTGATGGAGATACGACTACTGTATCCACACCGACTGTTGCAGATCCAGTCACAACTCCAGTAAATACAGATACAACACAACAAACGACACAACAAACAACTCAACAGACACAACAAAATACTAATAATCAACAGCAACAACAACAAAATAATAATAATCAACAGCAACAGAACCAAGGTGGTTACGGAGGTTACTAATGGCTATTAATCCATTTTCAGGTGGGACTATTGTTAACAACCTCCTACCTAAGTTAAGAATAAGATATCCTAAGAACTGGGTGCAGTCTACATCTATAGGTCATATGTTCGAGATGAACAGCACCAAGGATGGAGAATACATACGTTTGCTCAATGCAAATGGTAATTTTTTAAATCTAGATCAGGATCAAAACAATAGTCTAGTATCGTATAATGATACATATATTCTATCAGACCATAATCTTGTTATCAAAATTGGTAAAGATGTGGAGACTGACAGAATGGCACTGCATGTTATCGGTGATGTTAACATATATGTTGAGGGTAATATGCACAGCGAAGTTGAGGGTGATAGATTTGATAGAATAAATGGCAACTACCAGATGCAAGTTGGTGGTGTATGCACTATCCAGTCAGATGAGAACTTAGCGATAGGAGCTAAGAATGAAATGAAATTACAATCCAATGCCTACACAAACAAGACAACGTTCTTGGAAAATGACTTGAGTGAAGGCGGTTCTGTAAAAGAGAACGTAAAGGGTAATTATGAGGTTAAGATATTAAAAGAATCATCTACATTCTCTATCAATAGTGATGGAGACGTTCGTACTAGAGCAGCAGGATGCAGGTACGAAAAGGTAGACGGAAACTTACTAACGCAAGTTGGTGGTAAAGTCTTTACTAAGATAGATGGTGGATCTAAATCATGCATAAGTGGAGGTGCATTCGACGGAATGATCTCCTCACCTGATAGTAATGCATATAAATTAGATGTTACAGGTAATATCAAGGGAGACGCCACAGGCAATGTCGATGTTGACGCGGGTGGTAATATTGATCTTGATGCTTCTGCAATATACTTGAATTGATCGTAGATTTCAATTAGAACACATGACACAACACCACATGTCAGTAAGCAAGCAGGAAGCAGAATTTTTAAAGTGTATTCTTGCGAAACATTTAGACGATTTCGTCGAAGAACTGGTAAGAGAAGATAAAACAGACAATGCTATGAAGCATATGCAGGAGAATAGACAGGCAGGACTTGACCTTATAAGTAAAGTTGAAGAGACCATCAGACGAGCAGCGAGGGCGGCTAACGAGAGCTACTTTACAAACTCCGATTGATATGCTATCATTATATCATATTCTATCCTTTTCATTAATGTTTTACGACGAACAAGAAACACTAGAGAAAGTCATAGTTGACATTCCATCAAGAACATTTACAATAGTAGGAAGTAGCGGTGATAGTAAAAAAATCTCATGCAACCCTGATCAGTTCATGAGAGTGCTTGAGATCGTTCGTGAAATGGTTCCAGTTACCGATGTGAGTTACGTCTAATGTCTTATAATCATACATACAGTCAAATTAAGGACATCCTAAAAGATGCCAAAAAGATTACTAAACCAATCATGCTGAAGATAGCACAACTTGCTATCAAAGAAACTCTAGGAGATAGAGTTAACGAAGAGGATATTCAATGGGATAGTAAATTTATTGATCTAGACGCTGATAGTCTGGACATGGTAGAACTAGTCATGTTCTTAGAAGAATGTTTTGGTATTGAGATACCAGATGAAGAAGCAGGAAATATAGTCACAGTTGGTGACGCTATCGAAACAATTAAAAGGTGTAAAGCAAATAAGGGTAAGAAGAAGACAATCAACGTGGACAAGTATAAGAGTAAGCAAACTCCTGTACCTCATCCAGAAAGTCCAATGATGTCTAAAAAACCATTGGATAATCTTCCAAAATATGATAAAATAGAAGAAGCATTAGAACAGGCACTTGAAGAAGACACTGAATGATACTTTTTGTGAGTGGTTTGAGGGTGAGTTTGATAATTGGACACAAGCAGCATCAAACCCTACAAAATGGGCACATATAATAGTAAAGCACGAGAAGATTAGTGAATACAGATATCACACATCTTCTCGTTACAGTTACATGGACAAACCATACAGAGAACAAACTGTAGACATCGAATATGTTTGTCCTGAGTTAATCATAGTGCATAATCCTGCATGTGATATAGTTTTTAAATGGACTGGCATATATTTTGAGGGAGAATCAGATCCAGACTGTGAATGGAACGGTCAACCATTGGAAAGTAAAGCGAGGTTATATGAAAATGAATACCATACATGGGATGTGGGATATTGGGAAGGTAGTGAAGGATTTTTTCACTTCAAAAAGAATGTATAAATATACTTGATAGTATTATTGTGGGTATGTAGTGGCAACTCGTAAGATATCCGATTTGACATTATTAAGTGTAGGAGAGGTATCATCATCTGATACTTTACTATTACTAGATAACTCAGATCCAACCGATCAAAATAAAAGATCTGCAGTAGGTAGTATATTTACTGCTGTTCCTTCTGGAACTTATACAGCACCTGGCGTTCGTTTTGAGGGCAAAACTTCTACTGGTCTGTTTTCTTCTTCACAAGGACAGGTTGGTCTTGCGTTGGGCAACTCTAGACTCAACTTACAAAAAGTTGGAACCACTCTTAATATTGAAGCAAGAGACGATGCTGATCAAAATTTAGACTTCAAACTATCTGCACAGGGAACTGGTAAGATACGTCTGGGGTCTGTTTTAGCAATTAATGATCTCAATTTTATTGTACCTAACTCAGTTGATGAAACAAAGGTAGCAAAATTCAGTTCAATAAACCTAACAGCGGGTTTGACTAACGTATATTCATTTCCATCTAACGAAGGATTGACTAATACAACTGATGAACTTGTAACACTTAAAGCAACTCAAACACTAGAAAATAAAACTATTGTATCACCAACATTTACTGGAACTTTATCAGTAGTAGACATTCTTTCTAGTGGTAGCACAACACTAGGTGATGATGCTGCTGATTCTTTAACTGTTAATGCTGCTGCTACATTTGCTGCATCAACAACATTTGCTAACTCATTGATTATTAATCAAGGTGCAACTGTCACTGGTGATCTGAACCTAAACAATCATCTTGAAATGGTTGATGATAAGACTATTAAGATGGGAACAGATGATGATTTACAATTAAATTATTCAAATACTAATGATATATCATATTTTACTAGTAGTGCTACAAATGGTCTAAGAGTATCAAGTGATATATTAGGACTTTATAAGGGAAATCATACTGATCTTTACCTTTATGCTGATTCTACCAATACTATCATATATCATGACAATTCTGCACGTATTACAACAAGTGCAACAGGTATTTCAATTGGAGGTGCTATAGATGCTGTCACATCTATCACAGGCAGTGGCGACATCACTATTGCTACTGATAAGTTTACTCTGGCTAGTGCTACTGGTGACGCTGTATTCGGAGGCAACATTACAGGTGGCGGGAACGTTACCGCTACTGCAGGAACTGACTTTCAGTTAGGTTCCACTGCTTCTGCCAAACTAGGTATTGGTAGAGCAGCAACTACATATAACCTAGAAGTTGAGGGGTCTATATATTCTACAGGCTCTACTATCATTGCAGGAAATGGATCTGCGGGTAAGTTCATCCTACAAAAGGGTGCTGCTGCTATCGGAACACATTTTACTAATAATGTTGGAACGGATGAGATGATACTTGACTCCAATGCTAATCTTGGTATTGGTAAATCACCTAGTCAGAGACTTGACGTATCTGGTAGTGCAAATGTTGATGGTGATATAATAGTAACCACAACTGACCCATCAACCAATACTGGTGGTTCAATTGCTGCTAGGCAGGTAGTTCTCACTAATCCCCTAACAGGTCAATCTGCAACACTAGATGCTTCCTCTACTGGAGGAGTTTCCAGAGCAAGAGTGTTCTTTGCTAACATGTAACTAATTTAAAACAATGGCGGTCAAACAGAATGGAGT